AATGAGACTAAAACTATCCCAAGGTAAGCCAGCACCATCTTCATCTTTTTTCTCCGGGATCTGTTTCAATCCAAATGTGATCATAGGGTCAAGAGCCAGTCGTGCGCCTCGAAAGAATTCATCGTTGCCTTCTTGGGCAATGGCTAGGATGATTGCTTCTTTATCGAGTCTGGAATTGTGAGTCTCAAGACTCCAAATGTGGCTTGCACAAACGCTCATGATAGACCTTTAAATATCTGTATAAGTGTATATTATACAGTGTAATTATCAGTATGTCAAGTGGTTTGTGGTCTTAAATGGCTTGCCAGCGTATGCATATTCTAACTGGTTCAATATTTTGCGTTTCATTTGTTTTACTTTTGGATGGCTATGATCATACTCAAATGCCTTCATAAAACGACCCCAACCATTTGGACGTACTCTTTTTGGTACAGGGCTGTCCAAATAATCTTTGATAGATTTAGTCTCAAACCCAAACTTGTCAATCATGTCTTGAGCCAGATTGAAACTGTGTGCGCCCATTTCATCTCTGTGCCCATAATATTCTTGTTCTTTGCGATCTTTAGCGTAATAGGCTGTGCTTTCGTATCCAGGAATGTCTTTGAAATTTCTAGCACGATATTGTCTAGTGTGTATAATTTCATGTAGCACTGTGTCAGCAAACAAACGACATATACGTTCCCAGCGATACAAACTGGTCTTCATACTGTTGGCTGTGGTTGGGAATGCCAGTTCTACTTCGATAAAACGCTTGTTGCCCAAATTATCAAGATAACTGTGGTAAGCGCCGCCAATCCAAACTTCACCAGATTTAACGGGCTTGTGTCTATTGCTGGTTACTTTAATTGGAAGTTGTGCTTTAATGTGCTTACTTACCATGCTGGTAATTTCGGCAATAGGTAACCGCTTGTCTACGATCTTTGGTTTAAGTTCGTAGAGCATGGAATACAACATGTTTCGATCCAATGCGGACCAATTAAATGCTTTCCGGGTCATTGCACACTCCTAGTATAGTTATTTATAGTATACTAGGAGTTCCAGTTAACTACGCACTTTATGGGCGTTTTTCTATAATCTCGTCAACCAAACCGTATTCCAATGCTTCTTCGGCACTCATGAACTTATCACGTTCCATGTCGTTTTTGAACTGTGCAAAAGTTTTACCCTTTGAATTGTGTTTGACATAGATTTCAGTTAAATTCTTCTTCATTTTAAGAATCTCTTCAACTTGGATTTCCATATCTGTAGCCTGTCCACGAGCACCGCCACTGGGTTGATGAATCATGTGACGAGCATTGGGCAACATTTTTCGTTTGCCTTTTGCACCTGCAGTGGCCAGCAGACTGCCCATACTACAGGCCTGTCCCATAACCACGGTCGCAACGTCGGGTTTGATAAATTGCATTGTGTCATAGATAGCCATACCGGCAGTGACCATACCCCCGGGACTATTGATGAAAAACGTAATGTCTTCGTTGCCCTGACTTTCTAAAAAGAGCAGTTGTGCTACGATCAAACTTGCCGAATGCTCATTAACATCTGTGTCTAGCATCACAATACGATCTTTAAGCAAACGACTATAGATATCGTAACTGCGTTCTCCACGAGCCTCTTGCTCAATTACCATTGGTACTAAATTTGGCATTACTTATATTCCTTATCTAAATTTACATTCGTTAAACTTGCCACTGTTTGGAACTTGTCCCAAGCAATTTTAGCGGCTGGGTTCTTTTCCAGTTCCACATCTGGGAGAACTGTTTCTAACCAGATTTCTGATCGACGTTGAGGATTGGCACCAAACTTACGTGGTTGATGCATCTTGCCATCTTCCCATAACATGATGCTGATGCTACGAAACTTATTCTCGTCATCTTTACTAGTATAGTTATAGTTTGACCATTCGGGCATACTCATGCCACCAAAACAGTAACCTTCCCAGATTCCTGCCCACTGTGCATCATCTCGTGGATCAAAGTCTGTGCGAGAAATAACTACCAGTACATCATTAAGATCTACACGGCCTTCCACAATGTCTAAAACGCAACGGCTATAACTCAATCCGATTTTCATTTTATCTTCCTTGTTTGAAAGTAGTAAGTATGGGTCCTGAAGTGGTAAATGTCAAACCACTCATATTACCTTCGTAGATATGAGTTCGTTCATTGTACTTCATTTCCAACTTAACTGACTTCATTACACTGACACTGAGATACTTGTTTTGATTGAAACTCAGAACATCGGCAATGATAGTTTTGCCGTTGTCTGCACACTGTAGTTGACAGGTGTCACTGATCGTTGTTCGGTTGTTCAAGAGTAGTGCTCCACTTTTTAAGTTCAAACTTTAGATTTGCGTTTTCTGCTTCTATACTGTCAATGTGATTGGCAATAGTATTTAAAAACTCAAATTGATTTTTTGCAGTAATTCTAATAATTTCTGCTACTGACTTATTTTCTTCCATTTTATACCTCTATTACAATGTTAGGATTCCAGCCACTCTCTGGCTCATAGCCTTCATAGCCACGAGGGTTGCAAACAATACGTGTCTCACCAACGACATAATCAAACGGATGATGAGTATGGCCGTGTGTCCAAAGTTTGATCTGTGGACGGTCCATAATGAATTCACTCAAGTCACTGCTGTAAGCACCATTCATCAAATGTTCGTTAGCATACTGCTCATGTGTACTGAGTTTGCTGGGACTGTGATGTCCAACTACAACAAACTTTTCATCATGACGTTCTGCCACTACTGACTTTATATAGTCTAACATCTTTTTGTGACGAATGCAAGTGTCTGCGGGCTTGAGTCTAGTGTAGCCTTCATGCTCTTTGAGAATCACACGATAGTCGCTCATCATGTCTCGAATGGCATGCAGTGTGAGTGGATCACCTTTGTTCATGTCAGTCCAAAGTGTTCCGCCAATAAAAGTAACATCGTCAATCTTCTTGCACTCCTGCTCTAAGAAATAAACATTAGGAAACTTTGCGCACTCGTCATACAGAACTTTTAAGGTACGATCCCACTTGCCGTGATAAAACTCATGATTGCCAGCAACGTAGATCACGTGAGGAAACTGAAAACTCACACGCTTTAAGAAGTCACGGAACCGTTGAACACGTTCTTGCTTGCGGCCAAGATCTGCCAAGTTTACATAAGAACTAGGTTCTGGATGATCATAAAGTTCCTCAGCGACCATGATGTCGCCAGAAAGAATCAGGACATCGCAGTCTTCATCGTTAGTAATGTTTATGTCAGAGAACTCTAAATGGAGATCACTGACTAGTTTAATTTTCATATGTTTTCATTCTTTGTTGACGCTCTGCTTCATGTGTATCACACAGAGTCTTAATCCACCCACCTTCTCGGCGCTGGCCAGGAGCACCACAAGTTTCGCAACTAGCATCTGCCCATACTTCGGCCATCTGTACCATTCCATTAATGTAATCGTCACCGCCATCGTAGTAGAATCTCAATCCGCCAAACTTTTCTTTAATTTGTGCCACTGTTACTTGTGGCACAACTTCTGACTGTTTGTTCTTCCAATCAATGTGATGTTGAATGTTACTGCACAATTTTTCTAGAATCGGCCACCATCCTTCACCGCAACAAAATCCACCATAGGGATTGGCAAACATTTTTGGAAAACGTTCTTCCATCTGTTTGGCAAACGCATCATACTTTTGGAATTCGTCTGTCACTGCACTGCCTTTACGTGGTTGAGACGTGTTTCAATTTTCTTAGTGACCCAATTTTCACCATGTGCTTTTACTTTGGCTTTTTGTACTACACAGGGTCCAGTTTTTAACTCAGTTTTGCTAAACCAACTGACAATCTTGTTGTCGATAATAGCATTGATATTCCAAGCATCAAAATTAGTTGATCGTTTTACTTCTACAATTTCACAATCCAAATCAACTAATTTTTGATCAATGTCTGCCAACACTGCATTGTCGCAACTGCTAAATGAACGTTTGACCAATGTTCTTTTTAAATCACGTTCCATAACACTGGGCAAGCAGGCAACAAATCCAAATTTATTTGTCTTGACTGTGTCGCTACTGAGGATAGCATTGACTTCTGTTTGAAATTCGTTTTCACCAGCAATGGCACCAAACATGAATTTTCTAAAATATTTTTTTACTTCTTCTGCTTGAATTTTATCTTCATCTGTCACTTTGAGTGGCAAAGGCTGGTGTGCTGGATCTGCAGTCCAAATTGCTGGATTCAATGTGACCAACATCAAAATCTTATTAGTTTGTTTTTGGAACAGGGGCTTTTCTTCGCTGTCAAAAACCCATTCTGCTTCTTTAAGATAAGCCCTGTTGACTCGCTGTGCGGCACAGGCCAATTCCAATACTTGCTGAACTTGAAATTCTGTCGACATGGTTGAGTCCATTTTTAGTTGCGATGTTAATATTGTATACTCAAAAGTTCAAGTAGTCAAGAGATTTTGATTATAGTCTATAGACTATTCTACCTTTGGTTAAATCATACGTGCTGACTTCAACTTTGACATTGTCTCCAGTAATCACTTTGATTTTATTTTGTTTGAGCCTACCACTCATGTAACACAATACTATGTGATCCATATTGTCAATTTTGATTCTGAATGTATTGTTGGGCAATACCTCGTCAACTTTGCCAGTAAGTATTATTAGATCTTCTTTATTCGACATGTGTCCTCAACATCAATGAGCCGTCTTGAGCAGTAATATCAAGTTTGGTTCCTTCGACCCAACCCTGTGCCTCACAGATTTCTTGTGGTATTTTCAAAATCACGTTATCCGGATCGCCAGGAATGTCTTCAAACAATTCTTCAACTAGATATGTCTTCTTGGGGTGCATGCTCTTTTTCCTTTTTCAATTGACTGTCTCCTGGACCTACTCTATAGTTATCTTCTACAGAATCTGCAGTACTGACTTCAAAAATCATACTGTTGGCAACCAATGCCTGTAACTGATGTGGTTGCAGTGGCGGGTTGTGCCAAGTGTCACCTTCTTTAAGAATTTTCTCTTTGACTTCTGCAGTGGCAGTGTCAATCCACCTAACAAGAAATTGTCCAGCATTGACGAACCAAGTTTCTTCTTTTACACTGTGAAAGTGCATACTGAACTTGGCACCGGCGGTGGTGAAGCACATGATCTTCCCGCAGTACTTGTCATTGGTGGCCCAGATAACTTCATATCCCCAGCCCTTTTCTACATACCCTTGTTGTCTTGTCATAACATATTGTCCTTTGATTCTATTACCAACCAACCTAACTTGTATAGGTCATTTTTAATCTCTTCTGTAACACACCCCTCACCAACATATCCTTGGCCTGACTTGTAGGCCAGTTGTTCCTGTTCAGTAAGGTTAGCAATCTCACTTTCGCCAAGTGTTCTAGTATCTCTAATACCACTGCAATACCAATCAATGTAATCGCCTTTTTGTTGCATGTCGGCAATGATGCCCCCTGCATGTCTCCAACTACATGACCATCTTTGATCTTTTAATATGGGCCACATTTCACGTTTGACGAAATCGTTGTTGCACATGGCAGCATAGAGATTTTGGGCGTAAACATCGTCGCCACGAGCCTTTTCCAAAATCCATTCTGTTGAACGTAAATCGTATTCAAGGTTGTTCTTTTGCCATTTTGTATCGACCATGTTTTCTTCATCCTGTTGTCGCCAGGTTTTAAACATTTCGATATATTCTTCAAGAGGTTCTAACCCTTGCTCTTCCTGGCGCTTGATATAGCCTTCCTTTTGAAAGGTGTGTCGTTCCGGGCTTTTTGATATGTTAGTCATTGCTTTATTATATATGAATTTAAAACCTATGTCAAGCAAAATCTTCATAAATAGAAGCATGAAAGTTCATACAATGCAAGACTTAACCAATTCAAAAGTTTTAAAAATATTAGAACTTGGTCTTATGTCAGTTGATGACACTCGCATACTTAAAAATTATCATCCAGATTACAAACACGATCCAGCCAATTTGTTTTATATTCTCGAACAGGGAAGATATAAAATTGGCAAATATTTTGTCCTAACAGACGATGATGACAACTATATGGCCAGTGCAGGCTGGAACGAATACAACAATGACATTGCACTATGTTTAACAAGGATGTACATATCCCCTAAATATCGATCCAATTTTATGATAGGAAAATTTGTATTACCGGTAATATTTACTGAAACTACAGAATATAAAAAATTATGGATGACAGTCAATGACTACAATAAACCTTTGTATAATTGGTTTGTGAGAAATCAAAGAACTAATAATATAGGTAATTGGCCCGAATCGTATAAAAAATTCAAGCCTATTGGACAAAAAATGGTAAATCACACGATGCAACACACACTAGAATATGACAGATCTAAAGAAAATAATTAAAAATACACTTACTGAACCAAATATCTGGGGAGGGGTAGTGCCTCTTAATCTGTTAGGAATCTATGCCATATACACTGCATTTTCTTTAGATTGGTCATTGTTGTGGGTCCTAGCATTTGTTGTTGGGTATATGTGTATTATGATGCTAGGAGTCAGTGGTTGTTATCATAGGCTACTAAGTCACAAGTCTTATACCGTTACTAGACCAGTCAAGATAATGTTATTATGGTTTGCATCGCTAGCAGGTCAAGGTGGCCCAATTTTTTGGGTAGTAGCACATAGAGGATATCATCATAGGCACAGTGATCGTCCTGGAGACCTTCATAGTCCAATTGATGGGTTTTGGCACTCATATATTCTTTGGATGTTTAAAGTTACCAAAGATGATATTGATCCTAAATATGCCATAGACCTATTGAAAGATCCCGACTGTGTATTTTTTCACAAACACTACATTAAAATATTATGGATTAGCCATGCGATGTTTGCCTTGATAAATTTTCAACTATGGCTAGTGGCAGTGTTGTTGCCGGCGTTTGTTGCCTTTCATAGTTTTTCAATTAATACAAGTTTAAATCATACTAAATTTATGGGCTATCAGTCATTTGCTACTAAAGATGACAGTGTTAACAGCCCTGTAACTTGGTTTATAACATTTGGAGAGGCATGGCATAACAATCATCACGCAGATCCTAAGTCGGCTAACTATGGCAAACAGTGGTGGGAACTAGACCCAACCTATTGGTTGATACGATTAATTAAAAACAACTAGTCAAAAAAATAGGACCCAAAGGTCCTATTTTAACTTGCATACCAAATTTCTTGGAAGCCTTCTTCTAGAGTAGGTTCTTCCCAACTGTCAATCATATTGTCTACTACGTTCTTAGGAATATGTTTGCCAGCACGGCCGCTGAGTCGAACGTCTAACTCATCGCGATTCGGAGTACGAAACACCACAGCAATATGTTCATAGTCGGGCAACATGCGAAACTTCTTGGCGCGACTGGCAACAGTGGTACTGGTCTGATCCCAAATTATAGT